TCATCTTTAGTCTGTCTTTTTTGGTCTGCTTCAACTAATTTATTACTTAAATCAATTTCTTTTTGTAGTTCTTGTAACCTCTTATCATTACTAATTGTAGAATTATTCTTTAATTCTGTATTCATTTTTTGAACATTAGTTACAGTTTGGCTTATAGCTTTATCAATATCTCCTAAAGAAATATTTTCACCTATACTAGATTTAAAATTATTAGCTAAAGTTGTTAATGTCTCTAATTGTTTGGCTACATTAGAATTAGCAATATTTACATCTAGATTTATTTTAGTATTATTTAATGATTTAACAACACTATTTAATTGACCTTGTACGTCACTTTGTTTAGGTAATTGAATCCCTAATTGTATTGAGTTTTTAAATTGTCCTGCCATTTTATTTACTGCATCTCCTTTCTAGACAACAAAAAAGAGAGCAATAAATAAAATATTACTCTCTCATAGTTTTCTTATTATTTATTTTTTTTAGTTCTTGGTTTTCTAGTTTTCTTATTATTTTCAAATAATGCTTTTTGAAACTTTTCAATAGCTTCTTTATCACCATTTTGAATTTTAATTAATAATTCTCTATCAAGTCCAAATTCTTTTAACTTCATATCTATATCAGTATTGAATTTAAATATCTCTGTTAATTCATTTAATTTGTTTTTTAATATATTTAATTTTCTAATCTCTTGAATTCTTATATCTTGTGTAATTTCAAGCAGCATGTCCAATAATGAATTAACTGCTTGTTTAAAGTCTCCATCTGCTAAATTAAGCATATCTTCTAAATCAATATCACTTACACTATTCCAGTATTCAGCAGTTTCAACATTTGATAAATTTATAAGCATAAAACGCATAATTGGAATGGTATTATTTATTTGAATATCAGACATTCCATTCTCAAGATCAATGCTTTGTGAATTATTTTTAATCATATCTACTAATTGACTATGTACATTTTTATTTACTTGAGAATTGTATACTTCAATATCTCCAAAGTGTCCTCTTACTTTTGTTTTAATATAATTGTTTTGTATTTTAACCATTAATTATCTCTCCTTTATTCCTATACTTTCTAAGTTATTTTTGATTTCTAAAAGTTTATTGCAAACAGAAAGAACTAGATTATTTCTCTTTTCATCTAGTTCTTTTTTAGCTTTTTTCCTATTTATTTGTAGTTGCTTTACACCTTGCTCTATTTCATTGTGAACTGATATATTAAATTTATCTTCATCATACTTTTCAAAAGTTACGGTATGCTTGTAACCTATTTTAATATGATAAAAGTTATTTATTTTATAATATAATTCATCATCAAATAAGTTAACTGTAAATAAGCAATCACCTATATTAACCAACATTTCATCTTCTTTTATTTCAAATAATAGTTCTTCCCCACATGCTAATTCAAAACCCTGTTTAAATAATTCTTTATTGATAGAGTGTTCTTCCCAAAATTTTTTCAATTCAAAATAAGCATATTTATAGTCACATTTATAAATTGAATTATCTAAAATCTCACACATATCTTTTAGTGAAATATCATCTTTGAAACGTTCAATAAATGAATAATTCATAGTATCAAATGCAACTAAAATTTCATCATTATTAAAACCACAAGTAGAAATATTTATATTACAAGGAATCGATTTTTCCTCTTTATATCTAACCATTAATTCTTTTTTTAAATTTTCTCTATCTAACACTTATATCTCTCCTCTTTTATTATTTTTAATAACTTCCACCATCATATACATTGTTAGTTTGTGTACTAGTAAATGAGCCACCATCAGCCACTATTCCAGACCTAGTATCAGAAAATAAACTACCATCTAAATTATGTACAGCTTGACCATAGAGCTTATGACACGTTACAGTTTGAAGTCCATCAAATTTCAAATCTATGGAAATAGAATCAATTAACCATCGTCCAGTAATTATTATATCTTCATATTCTAAATTGACTTCTATAACCTTGTTTGGAACTAAGTAAGGTGCAGGTATCATTTGCAATGTTAAAGTCTCAGCAAAATTAGAATATTTATCCATCCAGTAAATAGCTTCACTTTGACACATAGCATCAGTTTTGTTATTATCATTACTAATTACTTTTCTATGTAATCCTAATTTATCTATAGATAATTCATTGCCTGTCTCATTTCTTAATTCATATTTTGCTTGAGTTGTAGTTCCATCATCATTACTTATCATTGCACCATTTACAATAATATCATTACGCACATTTTCCCAATTCTTTTTATAATCAATAGATATTAATGACGGAAAATCATTATCTATATAATCTATAGCTGAATCAGTTGCTCTTTGTTTAATTAGTTCAAAAACAAAATATCCACCATTATTAAAGTAGCAATCATATATTGGATGCAAAGATATTAATTTCTTTAAAACATCTACTAAATCCGTATCTTGTTCAAATGTTTGTGCCGAATCAATTAAAGAATCACAGGATTCAATTAATGTTTTATCTGAACTTAATCCCATTAAATTACTATTAGTAGCTATGTTTAATATAGTTTCTGCTAAATTTGCATCAGCACCAAATGATAATTTTCCAACTAATCCATTTGAAAATCTACTATAGTTTTCAATTAAATCACATAAATCTAGTGTAATAGTTCTCTCAGATACACTGATTTTTGTGTTAGGGGAATTAAGTAAATATATTCCCATATTAAATTCATATTGTTGTTTTAAAGCAATATTTTCAATACCTATATATATTTGAACACAATTTTTTAAAGTAATTTTGTAAAAGTCTTCATTCAAATCTTTCCTACTAGCTAATACTAAATTGCCTTTTCTTCTAGCTAAATCACTATCTAATGCATTTTGAATTGTTATAGAACCAGAAATAATATCACATTCTAATGAATCTAATTTTATATAGTTATCATTTAGTAAATCTACACGAATCCATGTCCTTCTAAGTGCTGACTTTCCAACACTACGAGTATATTCATCATTAAATTCATTCATTGTCTTTCTCTCCTTTCCTAAATTTAAATTAGGACAATGCCAAACATCATCCTACAAAAATTGTTTTATTTTAATTATTTTCATTTATATATTTACGAATAGCTTCTTGCTGATCTTTATTGAATCCATAATTGACAGCTATTTCTTTAAGTTTGTCCATATCAATTTTTATATCTAATGCTTTAAGGTCTTTATTTTCATAGCCTTGCATTGTAACTAAAAAAGCTTCTTGTAATTTGTCCTGTACCTTATGAAATAAGTCTGCATAATGGTTTAGTATTTTTATTTTTCCTTCCATTTCTTTATATTCTTTTTCGCTTAGTATTACTTGCATATTCTAATCCTCCTAGTTCTTTTAATTTATACATAATTTAAATACATCTTCTAACATTACATCACGTGAAGTAAGTTCCTCACATAACTTTTCTAAATAATCTGATTCATCAAACATAAACCTAAATTTAAATTTCTCACCATTTTTTATTCCAATTACATTACATTCTTTTTTCATATCAAAATCTCTCCTTAATACTATTTTTTTATTATTTAATATTGACTTTCCAAATAGACAGATTTATAATATTATTGAGATTTAATACATAATTCTATTCAGGTATATAAAAATTAATTTAAATATTTTTCTAACTTATCAAATTCAACAAACTCTACACTATTTGCCAAGGTCTCTAAATCTTCTTTGCTCCTAGTAAGTTTATCTTCATTGTAATGAACTTCAGCCGTTTTTAATATTTCCTTTTCTTTGTTTTTATGATAACTTTCTATGTAATACAAATCATCTCTTGAAATATTGTATTCAGCATAGTTCTGATATTCAATTTTATCTAAAAACCACTCAGAAACCATTTCTTCAGCACTCATTTTTAAATGTGAATTTTTGGTACAATGTGCTGAGATTCTTTCTTGAAATCTTGACGAACTTCCCCAATACAGTACACTTCCATCAATATTTCTAAAACAATAAACACTATCAATTGCTTTTTGTTCTATCCATAATTTATGATTTAAAAGTATACGCTCCTTATTTTCTCGATAATAATTTTTATAGTAATTTTTGTAATACTCTTTATTATTCTTATAATATTCCCTGCTATAAGCATTTAATTTTTCTCTATTTTCTTCTCTATAACCTTTCATATATTCTTTTCTTGCTTCTATTTTTTCTATTGTTATTTCCATTTCTATTATCTTCCTTTCTATCCTCCATATATGTCCACTTAATTTTTGCAGTTAATTTTAGGTAAAAAAATAAACACCTGTTTAAGTGTTTTTATATATGATTATATTAAAATTTATTTATTTTCTATATGATTTTTAGCATTGTGTCTTCTGATTTCATTAATCTTTTGTTTTAATTTCTTTTTCTCAGATTTAGTGTGACATTCATTAGGTTTTATATATTTAGCTTCAATCTTTAATTCCATATTCATCAATAAATTTTTTTGTTCTATTGTTAAATTTGGATAATCCCTTCTCATTGCTCTAATTCTTTTTATTAATGAATAATAATCTTGTACCATTATATTTCTCTCCTTTAATTTTAAATTATAATTTACCATGCATAATATATATGACTTTTTAATCCTACTATTGCTAGTGCAAGTGCCATAACTAGGTCATCGTGATAGCCAGACATCGCTCCCATACTTCCATTGTCACTAATTTCAAATACTTTCATTTCTTCTAAAATTTCTGCCGAATGAAGTAATAATTGTCCTTTTTCAAACATTTCTCTTAGGTCATTTATGACTAATGATTTAGTTTTACTTTTTGTATCAAACCCAATATTATATACAATTCTATTAAATTCATCATATGATTTATATTTGTGCATATTTAAATATTGTTTTTCATATCTCAATCTTTCAATTACACTATGCCCCCCACTCATTTTTTCTACAACAAGATAGGCTTTGTTATAATATCTTCCTAAGATATTTACAAATTCAGCGAACTGCCAAGGTTTAATTGCATTATTTTTAAACATTGCAACTTCTTCTCCTTCTTCAGCTAAAACAATACAGGTACTTGAATCCTTTTTTGTTCCTTCTGCTGTATCTACACCTATATAATATTTGGCTTTTGGAGTTGGACTTTTGTACATAAAAAAAGATCGTCCATAGAATTTTTCTAATTCTTGTGGCAAATCTTCAATTTCTAATTTCTTCAAATATTTAGTTTTATTTAGTAATATACTTTGTAATACTGTACTTACTCTCTTATTATCAAATACACTTGCCCCTGTGCTGATAAACGCAACATCATCACTGATTGGATATTCTTGATTGAATTTATCTTCAGAACTATTTTCAATTTTTAATCTACGCCAACACAATACATCCAATGTCATATTAGGATAATTCTTTAATAATTCCTTTTCATCATCTTTTAAATCTTTCTCACTAAATGGAACATTATTATGTAAGTTCTTCCATGTGTCTCTAGCTTCCTCATATTGCTCTAAAAACATTTCTTTACCATCCAAATAATTATAGAAAAATGATTTATAAAAATTTTCTTTTCTTTTAGATTTTATGTACATGCCATGAAAAAAGTTAAGTCCGTTAGCTGTAGTCTCAATTATTAATTTACCCTTACTATTTAAAGCTTGCTCCAATGATAAAATTTGTTTTTCTGCCACATCTGATTTAACAAAAGCAAATTCAGAAATCCAAATTAATGAACAGGTGTTACCCCTTCCTTTATCAACATTTCCCATAGGTGAACATGAAATAATTGAACCATTTTCCATTTGTAATTCACTTCTATTATTTCTTAACAACTTTGGTTTAACTTCCTCTGGAATACTTTTGTATATCTGTTTTAACTTATTAAATATTGCTCTTTTTGATTCATCATTATATGAAAGCATTAAACAATTTGAGTTAGGAGTTGTTATCGCCAACCATATAGCATATGCACAAATCATAACAGAAAAACCAAGCTGTCTTGATTTAAGAATTATATTGTATCTTGACATATTCTCCATGAAATCTCTTTGCAATTTATTAAATTTAAAAGGTACTAATTCATCATTTTTATCTTGAATTTCCATGAAATTATAAGAAAATAACGCAGGATCATTCCAAACCTTTAAGAATTTTTCTTCATCATTCATTGTTATTATCCTCAAAATTTAATTTTAATCTACTTGTTAATTTCTTTAGCTTATCTTCTTTATTATCAAAGAAATCACTTTCAGAAAATTTAATTATCCAAGTGGCAGCATTAGTATCACCTTCTATTGCTTTTTTCATCATGGAGTTATATATTTTAACTAAATTTAAATCCTTTTGAAACTTAGTAACATATAATATAGCATCCTGCACATCTTTTTTTTCTAAATATAATTCTTTAGCTTTATCTAATGAAATATTATTAAAATAATTTTTAGATAATTGTTCCCACTTACTTTCATCTTGTCCATCTGTAAACCATCTTACAAAATGTCTAAGCTTTGAATTACTTAACATAGATTCTAAATTTTTATTTAAATTACTTTGAGGACTTCTTTTTTCTTTTGCCATATAAATCACCTCTATTCTGTTTTGGTTTTATTATTTTCATTAGCCTTTTTTAATTCTTCAAGAACTTCTTTTAATCTGCCTTGTTTTTTCAATTCTCCAACGCTATAGACAGCATTTAAAATTTGCTCCATTCTTTCATCCGTTGCAGTAAGTTTGTTTGTTTCTATTTGCGTAATATATTGTTTTGAAAGTCCTAAATAATCTGCAACATCTTTTTGAGTAATGTTATAGATTGCTCTGGTCATTCTTATACGTTCTCTAATAGTCATTTTTGTTAAACCTCCTTATTTTTATTAAAATTGTTATTACTTTAGGTAAGTAAAAAAATGAGAAATTAGGGACACAAAATTGCTCCCCAACTTCCCATTTAATGAAATCAACATTCAATCTCACTTAAAAAATTAAGCAATAGTTTTTCTTAATATGCAAACTCCATCTTTCATTATTAAACCACATGCAAATATGTAGTCAGCGTAAACATCTGTAGCTTTAAAATCTGGCTTTCTATCTGGTTCAACAAGAATGTCTCTCTTAGGCATAATACCTAATGCATCATTTTTGATTATATAAGATTTACATTCACCTAATGTTGAATCAAATGTATTTACATCAGATAACATTACTGGAATTGTACCCCTATAAAAACCGATACAACCATTTACAACTCGTCCATTTTGTGCTGTAGCTGTAGTTGAAGTAGATTTCACAAATGATTCCATTTTGTAAAAACTTGGTGCTAATAGTGAATTTACAACGATACCAGCGAAATCCACATTATCTTGTTCATCTCCGAACATTTGGAAACCTGCCATTAATTCAT